CTACCCCATTGTGTTGAACCGAATGCTCGCTTTAACAAGTGCAAGAGCTTGTATGGAGTCAATCGGGATGTCCTTTGGGGAGTGGTGAGGATTGTGGCTGACAAGTCGGATGAACCGATCGTCATCTGCTTTCTGGATATACTTGATTGTGATGTAGCTTTCTCCGTCGATGTTGAAGGACAGTAGATACATCTCACCCCATAGGATGTTCTTGGATCCATTGGGGATCTCTTTATATAATACAATATCTCCGCTCTTCAGTAACGGATACATTGAGTCTCCTCTGACGTAGACAGCTCCGTCGCATGGAGGCAAGTCTGGTATCTGGATATGGCTGATTGGGGTCATTCGGCCTTGATCGGCAAATAGAGCTACCAGACCGGCTGTTGCATCGAGTTCGTATAGGGGTACGCTTTGCACGTCGATCTGTCGATCCGTTCGAAGTGTGAACTGCGACTGGATTGTTGCGCCAGTCGTCTGGGCGTCTTCGCCTCGAGTCATACTCCCTTTGCCGGAGAGCAGCCATTCAGCCGATATGTTCGCATTTGCGCATATTTTCTCCAGAACATCATAGGAAGGTTTGCCTTGGCGCGAGCCAACGACATTCTCTATAACGGTTGGCGATATGCCTACATGCTGGGCAAATGCTCGCTTATTGCCTGCGTACAAGCGATTTATAATTTCCGCAAATCGACCGTTAATGCCAGTATTCTTTTCCATATTCGCAAAAGCGTAAAAATGTTCGCAAAATATTTTGATTATTCGCATTTGCGAATTATATTTGCGTTGTCTTAACAAGTTAAGACGCGGTAAAGATAGTGAAAATTACAAGAATAACGAAAATGGGAACCGATATTAAGAGATGGCACACGCAAAGCCGCAAGGATCGGGTTTGTTTCTACCTGATAATTCGCGGGGTCGCCTTCAGTTACACCCCTGAGCTGGGAATCGTTTTCGAGGCTACGAAAGCCTTTGTGGATCAGATGGCAAATACCATGGTGACAGCCTACGGATGCTCCCTCAAACCGATCATCAACGAACTCAAATAAAGCAATGACAAAACAGGAATTCGAAGCCCGTACGGGCATGAAAACAAACTCCGAGGATTATGCTCGGATCGAAAAGATGTACATGGCCGCCGGCAATATGGACAAGGACTTGTTCTGCGCTGAATACAAGAAGGTGGGGACCAGCGTTCTGGTTGCCGAACTTTTCCGGCAGGTTATCGTCCTGAAGGGGCAACTTGAAGAGCGCAACAACGAGCTGGATGACGCGGCTCAGCGGCGAGCCGATGTCGCGGAGTTCCTTGTCGGGAAGGCTGCAGTACACAAGGACGACGACGGCGAAGACTTCTACCGGGTTGCACTTCGAATAGCCGGTCGTAATGCCTGTGTGCGTACCAAGCTCGAATACGGCTACCCTCTGAACGGAGAGGATATCTCCTTCCTCAAATCCCTGTTATAGTCCCAAGTATCAACCAAACAACCAAGCAAGCAATGAAATACATCAAGATCCAGCCATCAACGAGATCGCGCATTTGTCGCGTACTGGGAATCAGTCGAGTAACATTGTGGTCTGCTTTGACCTATCAGACGCAGAGTGCACTGGCCGAACGGATACGGAGGTTGGCCATGCATGAAGGCGGCCGCGTGGTGTGCGAAGTCGATGTGACCAACGGCTTCTCGCCCAACTGCGAAACGACCTTCTCACACGGCGACTCAACGGATGGACATGTTCGTCAGATCACGCAGACGTTTGCCAACGGCGTGGAGGTCGTCCTGATGGGAGAAGAGGCTATGGCCGAGATAACCCGAAATGGCACGCCGGTGAAGTCATATGCGAACGTAACGCTCGGCGACTGGATGCAGATTGCCTATGAGGCGCAAAGCCTTTCGGATTCACTCAGCCCTCAACTTCGATAGAGTATGAACAACACGCGACGAAAGATTCTCGATGAACTCGTTGAACGCCTCGAGGAGGTTAAGGCTCGACTGGAAGAGGTCCGGCAGGATGAAGAGGAGAGCTACGACAACCTCCCGGAGGCATTCCAAGAAGGATCTCGAGGGGAACGGATGCAGGAGGCGATTTCACGGATGGAAGATGCATTCGGGTCGATCGAGGAGGCGATCGACGGGCTGACAGAGGCCCGAGAATAACGGTTTGCCCCAATAGCTCAAAGGTAGAGCAGCGATGCGCATGGTCAAGACAGCAGGTTGCCGGTTCGAGTCCGGTTTGGGGCGCAAATGAAGTAAATGACATGGAGTGGTTCGGAGGAAACATAATAGCTGTAACGAAGCATGATCTGACGAGGTCGGATGATGGCGAAGGCGTTATGAGCGCCGATTGTTACAAGAAGCTCGTGACCCGGGGGCAACTTACGATGCTCCGGCCGGGCAAAGGGCTTGGGTCGTACGCCCTGATTGAGTACGCTTCGATGCCGAGCCGGTTCCGTGACCGGTTCGAGGCCAAATACGGAGATCCAGAGAAGACGATGAGACAAAATGAGATTACACTGGCAGCCGATCCGGAGGCGCAGCGGTTCTTTCACGATCACCTGCTGCCTAACGGAGAGCATCTGCCCGAGGAGAAGCAGAACGAATATACGTTGAACGCCCGGGTGCTGAACGCCCTGCGTGACATGTTCAACACCCAGCGGGCGATGCGCCGCGCGTGCAACAACAACACCCCGGTGATCTGGACGAATATCTTTGCTGCAGCCGAGCAGCTCCGGGCGGCATACGGGCATACGCTGCCCAAGAGTGAGGCCCGCCTGCGCGATAAGATGCGGCAGTACGCAAAGGAGGGCTATGCCTGTCTGGTGTCGGGGAAATTCTGCAACAGCAACACGCTCAAGATTACGAAGGCTGCCGGGCGTCAGATCATCGCATTGCGCCGGTGCCGTGTGCCGGTGTACACGACGCAGCAGCTCTTCGACGAGTTCAACCGGATTGCCGCCCAGCGTGGCTGGAAACCTCTCGAATCGAAGGCTTCGCTTGTCCAGTACCTCGAGCGCCCGGAGATCAAACCCCAATGGTATGACGCCGTGTACGGGGAGCTGGCCGCCAAGCAGCTCTTCGCGCGCCGGAACAAGACCGTGATGCCAACCCTGCGAGACTCGCTGTGGTATGGCGACGGAACGAAGCTGAACCTCTACTACAAGGCAGTCGAGAACGGCCGCTGGGTGGTGCGCACGGCATCGGTCTACGAGGTGGTTGACGCCTACAGTGAGACGCTGCTCGGCTACGCTGTAAGCGACACGGAGAACTTCGACGCGCAGTTCCGCGCCTTCCGCATGGCAATCGAGACTTCCGGCCACAAGCCGTATGAGATTGTCACCGACAACCAAGGCGGCCAGCGCAGCAAGGTTGCGCAGCGCTTCTTCGCCAACATCTGTCGGGTGAACCGCCCGACAGCTCCCTACAATGCCCCGTCGAAGAGCATCGAATCGATCTTCGGACGCTTCCAGCGGCAGGTGCTGCACCAAGACTGGCGATTCACCGGAGGTAATATCTCCTCGAAGGAGTCGTGGAAGATCAACCGCGAGTTCCTCGAGGCGAACAAGGAGCAGCTCTACACCTACGAGGAGATGCTCGCGGCCTATGCCGCCGCCCGAGGCCAGTGGAACTCCATGCCGCACTATGAGACCGGAGTCGCCCATGAGGAGATGTATCGCACGTCGGTCAATCCGGAGACGGATCCCGTGACAGAGCTGGATATGATCGACCTGTTCTGGCTGACGACCGAGCGCCCGAGCCTCTTCTCGGCTGATGGCATCACCATCCAGTACCGCAACCGAAAATACACCTACGAGGTGCTCGACGCCTCCGGCCGGCCCGACATGGAGTGGCGGCGGGAGAACACCGGCCGGTCGTTCTTCGTGCGCTTCGATCCCGATCGCATGGATCGGGCGCTGCTCTACGAGGAGACCCCGATGGGACTGCGCTTCGAAACCGTGGCCTATCCGTACCTCACGGTACGCCGAAACATTCAGGAACAGCGGCCGGGCGACATGGAGCTGCTCCGATGGAACGACGCTCAGATCAAGGAACAGCGCGTTCGTCGCCAGATCGAGAATCATGCACTCGAGCTCGAGCATGGAGTCGCCCCGGAACAGCACGGGCTCCGCACCCCGGCCATCAAGGGAATCAGCGAACGGGAGTTCGAGCGACTGGCCGATACGGTCATGGTAGTGCCGACGACGCCGGCCTCCGAGCCGATCGCGGTTGGCGAATATACCAAAGCTGTAAGCAATACGGACTACGATCCGACCTCCATTTTCAACAGAATGTAACTTTCAATCACAGCCAATATGAAACAGTTATCACTTGAAGAGAAGAAGAGCATTCAGGCTCAACTGCAGGCGTATGTCGCCAAGTATCCCAGCCAGGCGAAGGCCGTTAATTCACTGACGGGGGTTAGTGTTGGAACTATCAGCGTAATTCTGAACGGCAAGTTCGACGGCGTCAGCGACGAGATGTTTGCGCGCATCCGCGCCCAGGTGGCGCCGGCCGGTGCCAGCGACTGGAACTTGTGCGAGACGACGGCGTTCCGGGAGCTGAGCGCCATCTTCGAGGACGCGCGGCAGAACAAGAATGTCGCATGGATTGTCGGCAGCGCCGGAATCGGAAAGTCTACGGCCGCCCGGGCCTATGCCGCCAGCCACGAAAACGTCTTCCATATCTGCTGCTCGGAGGATATGCAGCGCGGAGATTTCATCCGGGAACTGGCCCAGAAGATCGGCATCAAGAGCAACAAGGAGAGCCTGCGGGAGCGCCTGCAGATCGTTACCGACCAGTTGAAGACGCTCGACAATCCGCTGCTGATCTTCGACGAGGGCGACAAGCTCATGGACTGCGTCTTCTACTACTTCATCTCGATCTACAACGTCCTCGAAGGCCATTGCGGCATCGTGTTCCTGTCGACGGAGTACATCAAGCGACGCATGGAGAACGGCCTTGCCTACAACAAGAAGGGGTATGACGAGATCTTCTCGCGTGTTTGCCGCCGCTTCATCGACCTCACGCCGGTGACGGCTCACGAGGTCGATGCTCTCTGCCGGGCCAACGGACTCGATGACGATCGAAAGATCGCCGAGGTGGTCAAGGACGCATCGACCTGCCGGTTCGACCTGCGGCGTGTCCGCAAGGCTGTACACAAGACCCGTCGCATCGCCGAAATCAGAGGTTAAACGCTATTCAAACGACGTTCAAATGGGCCGTACACTATCCGCAAAACAAGTCCTGACGATCAAGTACCGCACGATCGCGCCCGGAGGTATCTGGGCCGATTGTGTCGGCACGATCGGCCGCTCCGGCGTGATCTTCTTCTGGGGCAACAGCGGCAACGGAAAGACCTCGGCCGTGATCTCGTTCTGCCGCGAGCTGTGCCGCCTGGGCCTGCGCGGTCTCTACCTGTCGAAAGAGGAGGGTGTCGATCTGACCATGCAGGAGACGCTTCGCCGATTCAATATGGCCGAATGCGGCAGCCGCTTCCAGATCGACGGCCGCATGACCATCGAGGAGCTCGACGAGAGGCTCTCGAAGCCTCGTTCGGCCGACTTTGTGGTGATCGACTCGTTCCAGTACATTCAGATGAGCTACAAAGAGTACATAGCCTTCAAGGAGCGCCACCGCAACAAGCTGTTGATCTTCGTCAGTCACGCCGACGGGAAGCGCCCGGACGGGCGATCGGCCACCAAGGTGATGTACGATGCCGCGCTGAAGATCTGGGTCGAGGGCTACAAGGCCTTCAGCAAGGGCCGCTTCATCGGGCCGACAGGCGAATGCACGATCTACGAGGAGGGCGCCCGTCGCTATTGGGGGGGGGTAAACCAGTAAAACAAAATGATATGGACCTGAATTCACAAAACAAGGTAATGCGGGCCGGTTTCATGATCATTCGCAAGGATGATCAGCCGCAGCCGCGAATCAAGTGCAAACAGTTCGGATTTCCCGATTGGCGGACGCTCGAGAAGTTCTCGACCAAGGCCGAACGGGACCGGCGATTCAAAGAGCTGACGAAAGACAGCACCATCATCGAGGATTAGACATGAAGACAATGAAGATCTACATCAGTGGCAAGATCTCCGGGCTGCCCATCAGCGAGGTGGTCACCAAGTTCCGGGAGGCCGAGCGGAAGATCCGCAAGTTCGGGCAGACCCCGATCAATCCACTGAACAACGGCCTCCCCATCGAGACGGAGTGGGCCGACCAGATGGGCAAGGACATCGCGCTGCTGCTGCGCGCCGATGCAATCTACATGCTGCCGGATTGGCAGCACAGCGATGGAGCAACCATCGAGTATCTGATCGCCCGACAGAGGCGAATGCGAGTTTTTCTGGCCGAAACCTTCGACGCGCATGTTGCGCTCGAGATGAACAAGATTCTGACCCATGAAACGGAAGCGTAACTATTCACGGTTGTATGCCATTGCCAAGGCCAAAGGCATCGACCTCGAGGAGCATAAGGAGGTGCTGGTGTCGCAGTTCACCGGAGGGAGGACAACCTCCCTTCGGGAGATGACTCCGGCTGAATACGAAGAGATGTGCGAATGCCTGCAGACCGGCAAGTCAATCGGGGATGACACGGCCGAGTACAAGGAACGGCTTCGCAAGGCGCGATCGGCGGTATTGAACCGGATGCAACGCCTCGGGGTGGATACGGCCGATCGGACATTCGCGGCCGTAAACCGGTTCTGCATGAACTCCCGCATCATTGGCAAGCCGTTCGGGCTGCTTTCCGTTGAGGAGCTGCAGGCGCTGATCCCGAAGCTGGAGGCGATGCTGCGGAAACCTCGGACCGTAAAGCCCCAGCGCATCATCCACATTCCGTTGTTCATTCGACCTGATCAATTGCCGAGCTGATGGAGAAGCCTACGATTACGATCGATCCGGCAGGGCCGGGCGGAAACGTCTTCGCGGTGATGGCCGAGGCGAGATCCGCGATCATTGCGGCGGCCCGGAAGGCCAGCTTCATGAAGGCCAGAGAGGACAGAGAACAGGATATCGCGGCTGCAGAGGCAGAAGCGGGGACCATGATGCGGGAGGTGATGCAGGCCCACTCATACGATGAGGCACTCTCCGTCATTCGGAGATATGTAACGATTCAAGAGAAAGGAGGCAGCCTATGAGGTAGTTTCAGTTCGGGCAGCGACAGGTATAAGACAACTATGGGAAAAGTTGGCTGTTTGGAAAGCAAAATCAAATCAGAGGTTCGAGTCCTCGGCTGCCCGCAAACCTTTCAAAGATAACAGACATGAAGTGGATAAAAGAACCGGTCCCGCTTACCGGGTATTACGATCAGATGCTCGCCCTCGACAAGAGGGAGGCAGCGTTGCTGGCAAGGATCCTTCAAAAGCCGTTGAAGGAGCTCCGAAAACGTCTTGAACGGCTGGACGACATTCATGAGTCCGGGGAAGCCACCGAGCGGCAGGAGAACCGCCGCTGTGAAACAGAGGAGAAGGTGTCGCTGCTTGAGTATTTCATTGAACTTTCACCAAAAGAATAGCCTATGAAACGGATATTATTGGGCATCGCCGCGCTGCTTGTGACGGGATGCTGCTCATGTCGAAAGACGATCGTATTTGTGGAAGTCCCCTATACGGCGAGCTGCAGCTATTTGTCGGTTGGCCGAGAAGTGCGCCCATCAGCGCCGCGGTACATCCCCCGCAATCGCCGGGATTCGCTGCTGATGAAGGTGATGAAGGCAAGTATGAAAGCCAAAATAGAGGCAGATGAGGCGACAAGACATCTCAACCCGTTGTATCGATAACCACGAAACGATTATGGCAATGAACGACAAAGAACGGGCAACTCCGGCCCTTTTTATCAACGGCCGACCAGTCGGAGATGTGCAAACGAAGGATTTTGCTGGTGATGACAGCGAGGCTACGGCATTTTCACCTCTCCTTACGATGGCGGACGAATTTGCAGTGATGGGGCAGTCGGTCCTTAAGTTTTCTGGGGCGATAGTGAATGTGCAGCCAGTCTTCGTGCGAATACTGAAGTGGCTCCACCCATCGGGCCATCGACGGATACGTCGGCGCCGATCGGTGCCGATAAAACGCGGCTCAAGCAAGCGCCGCAAACAGCGGCTGACGAGGCTTCGGCGACGCCGAAAACGGCAAGTCAAGCGGATGTCGTAACGCCTTGAAAATAAGTGCGAATTGTCTTGCGTGTACGGAATAGTAGTGTTATGTTTGTCATACAATTAAACGGATTGAGAACCAATAAAATAAGCAGATATGAAACGAGAAAAAGCACTTCAGATTGCAACGAATTTCTACACCTTTCGCATGGGGAGTGAGCCGGTATCTATGACCGTGAAATACGAGGATCCCAAAGATGGCCGCGTGGTACTGGTCGCAGCCGATCACGACATAGAGGAGGACGAGGAGGTTCTGTACGAAATCGAGATTAACCCGATGGCCGATTCGATCACCATGAAGAAGATCCTCTGCGAGTTCTCTGCAAGCCATTTTATGCAGGGGACCAAGCAAATCTCCAAACTGCGCCAAGGCGATCAGTTCCGTCTGTCTGGAGATTGCCTTGTATATGAGTTCTGCGGGTCTGAATTCCGGTTTGGCTGCACGAGATATATGGTCCGGCCGACAACCGGTCGCGGAACCCAGTGGATCTCCGCGGACGTTGAGGTTTGGCCCTGCAAATAATACTGCACGATGGCAATCCCGAAAATGACAGCAGCAGAACTCGCCGAGCTGAAGGCCATAGCACTTGCATCGCTATGGCCTTCCACAGACGAGCAGATGGCGGCCTATGAGGCCACCGTGAAGCTCCGGAAGCTGCCCGAAAAGTTCCGCACGCCGGAGTTCGTCTTCAGGGCTGTGCGAGAAAAGAAAAACCAACAATCAACTATGGATATCACGAAAATGACAGCAGCGGAACGCGCCGAGTTGAAGGCGCAGCTTGAGGCCGAAGAGCGTGCCGAGAAACAGAAACGCGAAGACGATGTCGCCGCCTATAAGTCCGCCGTGGACGAGTTCTGCCGGTTGAAGTTCTCCCGACTAAAGGCCATGAGCGAAGAGATGCGTCGTCTCAAGGACGAGGTGTTCGCCGAGGCCGAGACGTTGATCAAGCTCAAGGAGGAACTGTTCAAAACGAAATCCGACCGCCACAGCGACCAGTTCACCACCTCCGATGGTCGCATCACGCTGGCGCTGGGCAACCGCACGAACGACGGCTGGGACGATACGGTCGAAGTCGGTGTTGCCAAGGTCAAGGAGTTCATCAAGTCGCTGGCCAAGGATGACGACTCGGCAGCGCTGGCCGAGATGGTTATGAATCTGCTGGCCAAGGATCGCAAAGGCAATCTGAAGGCGAGCCGCGTGCTGCAGCTCCGGGAGATTGCCCGAAAGTCAGGATATCCCGCGCTCATCGAGGCAACCGACATTATCCAGAGCGCATACCGCCCCGAAGAGACTTGCCAGTTCATCTCGGCATCCTACAAGGATGACAAAGGCGTCAAGCACACGCTTCCGCTCTCGATGGCAGCCATGGACTGACCGCCCGGTGACAAGAAACCCCGCATCCAAAAGGTGCGGGGTTTTGTTTTATCGAACCCGATGCAGAGATAGGTCTCGATCGAACAGCTGGATGTAGAGCACGTCATCTTCGATGTGGCCGGTTGCGGTGTTCGCTCCTGTGTTGATCGATACCTCCTTCCCGTCAATCGAGTATCTGTACTCTTGTTTCACCGCGTCGAATCCCTCGTATTTCCACTCGGCCGTGCATTTGTGATCGGCCGCGAAATAGATCGTATCGGTTCGATCTTCATCGACCTGGCTCCATACAGTACCGACCAGTTCGTCGGACGTCGGAGTTTCGTCTTTCGAGCAGGATGTTGCCAGCAGGCAACAGGATAGAAAAAGGAGCAGATGTTTCATGAGGTGTGATTTTGCTGCAAATATACGGAAAAGTGTTATTTTTGTGGTGACAAAATATTTGAAGCATGGGAAAATTCTACCTCATAGAGAAATTCGATGCAGACCATCATGAGTGGAATGTTGCGACGCCATTTGTTTACGATACGTCTGAAGAGGCGGAATTGAGCTTGATAAATACTTTTGAGGATCATCATACCCCCGGGCTATATCGAATCGTGGAGGTTGAGCAATATCGGGAGGTGTTAAGATTGACGGTCGATCCGGAATAGCATGGAAAAATTCTATCTCATACTGAAGCTCGACGAAGCCAAACAAGCGTGGTATCTTGCGACGCCGTTTATGTTCGAAACATACGACGAGGCGAGAGTATTTTTGTTGAATCCTTACGAGGAGTATAGTGACGACGGGTCGTATCAAATTGTGGAGGTTGAACAATGCCGGGTGGTGTCAAGTTTTAGGCTTGAATCGAAAAAAAAATAACGACCGGATGAGTTGATGGGGAGGGACGTTCAGTTCCTCCCTATTTTTTGCTTAATCCGTTAAGCGTTTGAAGGAGACGACGATTTTCTCTTTATTTTTGTTGAATCCAAATCAAATCATGAAAAGAGGAAGGAATAAAATGCTTATTGCCAACCGCAACGAGGCGCTCTGTCGTAGGTGGTACTACTGGACAGAGCAGCAGCGTCTGCGGTTTGATGATGCATTGAAGATTCTATCCGAACAGGAGTTCTTCCTCTCTGAACAACGGATCCTTGCCATCATTCGCCAGTACAGCCGCGAGAACCCTGACAGTGGCATCAAACCAATGCCGAAGGTCAAGGTCCCGCGACTGACCGCCGCGCAGCTGCGCCTCTTTACCGGCGAGAATTAGCGGCCGCCCACTTCGAACCATACGAGAATGTGGTCTCATACACCTTCAGCCCACCTCCGAGCGAGTACTCTCTCGATCGGACACGGACAATCGCAGATAAGGCTGATTCGACTTTGAAGCCCTGCATGGCATTAAATATCCGCTCATTCAATGCGTCCCGTTCGAGGACCCGGTCTTCCGTTGAGGATCCAATGTGTGTGTCGTCGTAACAGTCGATTGCCAGCTTGAGGGAGAATGAAGCACTCCCTCGTTGCAGGGCGGGCTGGCCTGCATTCAATGTCTGCCACTCGGTCCCGTCGGCGTTGATAAGGACGGCCGGGAAGACTACAGGGTATTGGTCGTCCTCGCTTTCGAGCTGTCCGTAGTCTTCATCGATGGTTGCGATTTCGGGGACTTCCTCCCGGATGCGCTTCATGAGCGCGAGTTTCATGTTTTCCATTGCAAATTGAGTTTATAAGTTGAGTATACGTTTGGCCCGCTTCTCCATTTCGGCCTGTATAGAATTGACGAGCTCCTCGCTTCGGCCGAGGAATTGTCGTTGAGGAATAGAGATCTTCAGTTTCTTTTTCTTCGTCAGAGCAAGCGCCCGCCACTTCGCGGCTTCCGGAGAAACCTCGACAGGCCCCTTTTTAGCCGTTTTCCGGCCTTTTCTGTTCTTTCTCGACCGTCCGCTCGACTTGTAGAACATCGCCCAGGCAAAGCGCCTCATTTGGGGCGTTACTTTGGGTTCGACGACTCCGCCCCAGTTATGGATAGGGGCATAAGGGACTTCGTTCGCCACACGCACCCGATAGTCGGATGGCGTGTACTTGATCGAGCTGAACAGGTGGTTCCGGCTGGAGAGGAGTGTGCCGTAGTTGCTGGCGGCGTCGGATCTGCCGGATGACAATCGCTTTGCCTTCGGCCACGGGTGCAACCCGTTGTTGACAAACCCGCCTTTCCGGAAGTTGTCCTGAAAGTGATCCTTGGCCATCCGTCCGGCAATGATGGGCATCTCCCGGCGCATCAGACTATCCAGTTCTTTCTGCTTCTGCTGGATCAGTTTTGCAAAATCTTTTATGTCCATGACTAACAACCGAAAATATTTTGTAATTTTGTAGCGTATATCAATCTATCAGACGAATGAACGTCCCTGAACAGATCAGAACAGCAGCCCGTGGGCTTATTGAGCAATACGGCGAGTCCTTCGATTACCTCGGTGATTTCGAAGGTCAGAAAGCCTATTTGTTCAAGTTCCCGGATGACTCTTGTACGGGATATCCGTTCGTCTTCTTGCTCAAAGGCGGGAAAGTATCCGAGATCACTGGTCCGGAATCGTTTAACATTATCGACTCACTTACCAAAGATATCGAGAAAGGCAACATTGAATAATTTGTTGTCTATTCTCATTACCCCGCTTGCCGGGAATGGATTTGTCCGCCCGTGACGACACAGGAATTCGAGATCATCCCATTCTCTTCCTGATCCTGCTTGGTTGTCATGTTGAGGTTCTATCCTCCGAAGCTCTCCATCCGCAAATCTTTGCAGAATGGTAGCATGCCCGCCGCCGCCTTTCCAGTAGATTACAACCTCATAAATACCTTCTTCTCTGCAGGTTTCTTGAAAGAATTGCAGATATCGATTGGCGTTCATTTGTTTGTACCCCTTCTGTGCGAGCCATTCTATCGCGCTTACAGGCTTCGCCTGCGATCCGTCAGTATTTTCCCAGACCTCCCATGTGTTAATTCCTCTGCTCAAATAATCGAGTTTCGAACCTGGGGTGTTAGATAAGGCTGTGACATCAAACCCTCGACTTCGCAGTGCATAAGCTGGGGAGCAGGTCTGACAATTGATACCGAAACCTCTTGTCTCACCGTATCTCGGATTTGCGTTCTGTCTATCAGCTTCCTCTACGCTCATCGGCTTCCCTTTCGTTACATTGAGAACTTTCTCGATTTCAAGGTTGTTTCGGGCGATTGCCATCTTCTCTTCGTAGGTGAGGTTGTCCGACATCTCGGCGATCATCTCGTCGATACGTGCCATCAGTTTGTCTACGGCCTTCTTCGCTCCTTTGCGAGCTTCGCTTTGATAGGGGTGCTGATCCGAGAACAGCTTGGCGTCCTTGCCCGGGTTGTTTTCGAGGCCCTTCTGTGGTTTGTCAAGCGGCGACGATTCCGGTACCGGAGTCTCGGGCTCGTCGGTTGAGGAGAGACTGCACTTGCAGTTCCAGCGATCTCCGGGCCGATGCTCACTCCAGAAAGCATCGTCGATGGAGCGGATCGTCCCCCAGAACCGCTTATGGTCCAACCCCGGATGGATCGAAGTTGACTCCACCCAGCGCAGATTCGGCAGGATGTCCTTTTCCCGTTCGAACTGCCGCCAGTCGGCAGCCTGATGGGCTCGGATGACGGCCGTATCGTATTCGGTGCGAAGCCAGGTGCCGACCTGATGGGACGCGATCGGCAAGACCTCCTTTCTCCATTGTTCGAACGGTTTTAGATTACCCTTCGAATCCAGCAGCAACTGGGCCATGTCGTTCTGCATACGATGCACCTTGAAGGCCGAGAATACGGCGTTGTTCCGGAGGATCTCGTTTCGGAAGTCCTCGTCTGGGTCTACGACCCGAGACTGTCCGAAGCCTTCTTTGGCTGCGTTGTTAATCTGCGCCCATATCTCGTTGAACAGGCTCACCTCGATCTCCGAGGCCGGGTGAAACTCTTTGCTGTAGATATTCAGCAAGGCGCTGCGCAGCACGTCGTCGGAGAACTCGAACCCAACAGAAACGTCACTATCCTCAATACCGTACAGGCTGTCAACTACCAGTCTAAATCCGCCCCCGAATCTTCGGGGGCGCGGCCGAAAAAACTGCGCAGCGCATCACGAATGGATCGGGACTTCTTTTTTTCGTCGTCATCCGGATCCTCCTCTTCTTGGCCGTCCCCTTTTTTCTGTGAGGTGGCCTGATTGGGAGCCGTTAAGGGTGTAATCTGACGAGCGGCCCGTTGCTCGGCCTTGAGTTCGTCGTAGTTGTCCGGTTTGGGAATGCCGAATTCGTCATAGAGGAAATCGTCGCTGATCGGCAGACCGGCCTCCTGCTTCAGCTTGCAGATGATGTCGGCCTGCTGCTTCATGTCCTTCTTTTTGGGAGGGACAAACGCAAACTTTCCGCCGCGCGTGTCAATCCCCATGGAGGCGAATACGTCCGTCACCTCATAGTTTAGGGTGTTGAGGATTCGGCGTTTGATGAAGAATGCGATATCGACCTCTCCCTCCTGCTGAACGGTTCCGAGAGCTTGCGTCCCCTTGTCTCCGGCCTCGGTGGTTAGCGTGTTTCCGTTCACGGCCTTGCTGATCTCGTTGTTGCAGAACGTGGAGAACTTCTCATAGAGATCCCCGCTCGATGATACGCTGGATGGCTGGATGAGATTGATCTTGGTCCCGTCTGGGTGGATGATGACACCGGCGCCGCCCATATTGGCGATGTCTTCGACGAGCTTCTCCCGGGCTGCGTTGTCCCAGGCATCATAGGTGCCCTCCCGAATGGGACGGCCGAAGATCTCGCCCAGTTCAGCCCAGTCCGCTACGTTGTTGCGTTTCAGGATGACCCAGAAGGCCGGTACGGCCAGACTGCCGATCTGGCGGGGATTTCCGACGTAGAGCAAATCGGAGAATTCATCCCAGCTCGTACCGATGAGGTCCGTCTGGTTGCGTAGGATTGTGCGGTTGATCGGGTCGACGTGCTTTCGAGGGATCAGCTCGTAGTCAATCCACCCGTTTTTGTCTCGGAAGAACTGGAAGAGCGAGCCTCCGACTCCCACCCATTCGTCGTCGATCAGATCCTCGATGAACCGGCCGAACCACGGAGAGTCGATGTAGTCCTGCATCCGCTCGTCCGGTTCGCCGTTTCGGACGAACTGAATCGGGGTCGATAGAATGGCAGCCTTTTGTTTCCGACGGACGGCGAACAGGTGAGTATCGATCATCACGTCTTCGTAAAGATCGATCAGTTTTGCCCTTCGAGGGAAGTCGATAAGCTCGGCCTTCCGGATCGCTTCCATGTATGCCGATACGTCAAGCCCTCCGCGTCGGGTGGGCTGCAGGACGATCGTCTGCGTCGACGTTTGTCCAATATTGCCGCCGGCGGTTATTCGTTTGCTCTTTTTGCTACGCGCCATGTTAGAAATAGTTATTTCGTTTCGGATTGCTGCGAATCTGGAATTGGGAGGCGGCCGAGCGATCCTCTTCCTGCTCGATCTCCGGCAATCCGTCTACGGAGATATCTCCCTTGCGTACACCTTTGAGCCACTCAATGGCCCGTTCGTATCGGTCCACCCGGATCTGTGACATATTCCGAGGATTGTGGATCGAGTAGATGTGGTAGATGGCAATGTCAATCGCCATCATCAGTACGAGCTGATTTCGGTCCTCTCCCTCCGCAGAAAACACCTTGTTGCAGGCATAGCGAGCCGACAGGTAGCCGCGCATTTCGGTGATGGCCCGGTCTTCGCAGATCTCGATGATTTGCTTGTCGGACCGGATCAGGGAGTCGAGGATCTCCTGATGAATGGAGGCGTCGTAGTCCTCCGGGTTGATGAATGCTGCCATTATTGTCTGTATTTGTTCCGGCGAGAAACAACCGTGCGCGGGATGGCCGTCATCGGCTGCATTTCGCCCATTTTGTCGTCAATGAATCGGTTGCCGCCCTCGACGCAGTCCACGCCGTCGGCGTGAAATTTCAGCGCCATGGTGAAGAACTTGAACTCCTCGTCGAGCGCCTTCATGTGCGGATCCTCTCGCTCGGCCTCGTTGAGGACCAGTAGCCCCTCTCGGTGCAGCGGCTCGAGGTTCGCCTCGATGCGGACAGCCTTGTCGGTCTTCTTCTTTTCGTCAGGGATAACCGACAGGTTGATGCCGATCTCCCGGCTCTTGCGAGCAAATGCGGGCCGAAATACCTGCTGAAAGAACGGATCCTGCAGGGAGTTGTTCTCCTGCACCAGAAAGATCGGGACCTTTGTCCGCGCCCTGGCATATAGGTAGAGGGTGAAGAAGTGCGAGACAAACTCCTCGGTGGTCATCTTCCCGAGGAATCCTTTGATGACGTAGAGGACACGACCAACTTTCCCGAGGAGCCATACGGCCTTCAATGACCCCTTCTTGTTCTTGGCCGAGCCCTTTGCCTCCGATTGAGTCGGGTCAGCATAGACACACAGGAACGGGAACTGCCGCCATGGCACTCGGCCCCATTTGCGAGGGCCGAAGGTTTTGCCTTCGACGATCGGGTTGTTGAAGTATTCGGCCTGTTGCGCTTTGGTCGAGATCTTCGACAGCGCCCGATCGATACTCTCCTCGGTGTTCTTTTCCGGCCACGTGCTTCGGCCGCGTTCGTCGCGGATATTCACGATGTCCCAATGGTCGGCCATCGCCCCGGCCCGAGCAATGCAGCAGTCCTCGGCGATGATGTTCCCGCACCAGATCACCAACAGCGGCTCGGAGGTTGATCGGGTCGGATACAAGGCGTGTTCCCACCAGTCCCACTTCTTGTCGAGGACGTCGGGGTTCATGCACTCTTCGTCAGTGTCGAAGTCGTCAAGCAGCAGGACGTCCGGGCGCACGGCTTCGTTGCGGGCGCCACGCGGCGCATCGCCGGCTCCAACTCCGATGAACATCGCGCCGCCTCGGGTCTTGAATTCAAGCTCGGCCCATTCGCCGATGCACGCTTGTTCACCGTAATATTGGATGATGCGTCGGTTCGACTCGAGGTTTGCCCGGTACGGCGCGAGCAAACGGGCCGCCGCCTTCTGCGTGGCCGATGCCAGAATAACCGTACTCTTCTTGCCCGTCAGCACCAGACGCAGGACGGCCATCATCACCTTGGTACTCTTGGCCAGCTCACGACTCCACGACAGCACTTCGTACCATTCCGGATTGTAGAGTACCCGCTTTCGGGCCTTTGTCTGGAAAGGCGCCGACGGGTATTTCGCATACTTCGGGAAGAAGAACCGTTCCCAGTCCTCCTCGTGCCCCGGAGCTTCGAGCCATAGCCGGTGCTTCTCGATGTCAGCGGCCGACATCGACTCGTCAACGGGAGTATCGTTGTAGATGGACTCTTTGAGGGCCTCCCATTCCTTCAAAGCCTCCCGGTCGACCTGTTTCATTTGATCAGCGATTTAATAAACTTGTCGAACAGTCCGGTGAAGGTCTTGGTGAGGTCCAGATCGACAGGACGCAGCCATGCGATGAAGCGCTGGGCCGTGCTTACTATCTCGTGGATCCCGAGCTCGGTCTCGAGCTTGTTGATCGAGTTGGTCAGCTTGGCAATGGTGTCGGCCTCGGCCGGCGTAGCGAAGCGCTTGCCGGGTTCCCGATCAATGATGTTGTTGTTGATCTCGACGATCTGCCGCTGAAGGTTCTTGATCTGCTCTTCCCGTGTCATGGTGAGCGAGGCCTTGTGTTCCTCCCAGTGGTCGGCCTTCGCCCATCGAATAATGGTCTGACGCGACACCCCGCACGCTTCGGCGATTTCCGCCTGCGTGCGGTTTTCGTTGATGTACATGGACATGGCCCATCGGCGCATTTGTTCGGATGTCATCTTTGTCATTGCGGTAGTATTGTTTTCCGCAAAATTGCCCCATAAACGGCTGCTGCGCAAATCGGAAAAACACGATGAAGGCTTATGCGATCGTGTTGATTCTGTAACATTTCATGATAAAATTCCGATTTGGAGGGCGTGAAAATACGGTTCATTTTTGCGGCAAATCAAGCACGAAATGGAACGCATTTTCAATATCATTCCTGGGCCGCAGGCAGACACCTGCTGCATCCTTCTGTACGGCGAAATCGGAGACTATGCGGACGTGACAGCTTCGGATATTGTCTCGAGGCTTATGGCGGCCGAACAAACCTATCGGAAGATTGATGTGAGGATCAACTCCGTCGGAGGAGAGGTGTTCACCGGGATCGCCATCTTCAACGCCCTCCGTCAATCGAAGGCGGATATCACAATCTATATCGACTGCATTGCGGCCTCTACCGCATCGTTCATCGCCGGCTGCGGCCGTCCGGTGAAGATGGGGCGATTCGCCCAGCTCATGCTGCACCGGCCGACCAGTTATGCCCGCGGCGACGCGAAGAAGCTCGCTGCGAGTGCAGCGCAGCTCGAGCAGATCGAGAACATCCTCTGCCAGATCTATGCGGAACGAACCGGCAGGACGGTAGAGGATATTCGGGACACCTACATGGATGGCGCGGATCACTGGCTGACGGCGGATGAGGCGCTCGCGCTGGGCTTTGTCGACGAGATATTCGATGACCCGAGCGCGGAAGCGATAACGGATTCGCTGACACCGCAGCAGCGCTGCGACCGTTACACGGCGCGCTACTTGGACTCTATTGTACCACTTAATACCGAGAAACAAATGTTCGAAAAAATCAAAGGAATGCCGACCTTCTCCGACTGTGCGGACGAGGCGGCGGCCGTTGCCCGCGTTGCGGACATCGCGGCGAAAGCCAAGGAGCGCGATGCTCTGGCCAAGGAGATCGAGGTCTTGAGGAACAAGGTCTCCGAGTACGAGGAAAAGGAACGTTCGGCGCAGGAGGCTGCCTACGATGCCGAGGTCGACGCTGCGCTCAAGGAGGAACGAATCTCTGCCACTGAAGCGGACAGCTTCAAAGCGCTGATGCGGAAGGATCCGGAGAACACCCGGGCGCTGCTTTCCTCGCGCAAACCCAAGCGCCGGGCAACCTCCGTGATTGACACGGCCGGCAGCGAATCCAAGACCGACAAGGACTACCTCGCCGAGCGCGAGGCTGAGGTCCGCGCCAAGCTCGAAAAGTAATCAACAATCCAATCATCAACACTATGGCAAATCCCAATATTCAGACTGCCTATCCCGGTGAGGTCCTTGATCAGATTCTGGTCAAGGCTGCAACCGGCAATCAGCTCTTTGAGAAGGGGCTGATCCACTTGGAAACCAATATCGGTGACAAGTTCTACATCCCGCGCATGCAGCTCTCGAAGCTGCTGCAGAAGCGCGTCGAGATGCCGAAGAGCGAGAACTCGAAGGGCGCGTTCAAAATCGACGAGCGTGTGCTGGACCCGAAAGACATCATGGTCTATATCGAGTTCAATCCCCGGTCGTTCGAGAAGTTCTGGCGAAAGTATCAGCCGACCGGCAACCTCGTGTTCAGCGAGCTCCCGGCCAATATGCAGGTGATTATGCTGAACGAGGTCCTCAAGCAGGTAGGATCGGAGCTCGGATATCACTTCGTACAGGGCGAGTCGGGCGAAGGTGAGGAGCAGTTCTTCGACGGCATCCTGACCCGCATCTTGGCCGACGAAGATGTCGTGAAGGCAACCTGTGAAAGCACGAGCATGATCGCCCGGCTCCGTTCTGTGTGGGAGAAGACTGCAGAGAAGGTCCGCGATCAGCCGAACTTCACCTTCCTGATGTCGTCGGCCGACTTCGACAAGTACGACAACGAGCTGACCGATCTGCACCACAAAGGCGCGGATCCGACCTCGACGAACATTCCCCGATTCAAGGGCAAGCGAATCGCTGCGCTGAACGACCTGCCGTCGGATGTCATCATCGGGACGCTCTGCTCGCTGGATACGGATTCGAATCTCTATGCCGGCTGCAATCTCGCGGACGACTACAACTGTCTGCAGGTCGACAAGGTGCAGGCCAACGGCGAGCTCTACTTCATCAAGATGCTGATGAAGGCCGATACGCAGATCGCATGGGGCGAACTGGTCACGCTGCTCGACTGCCGGGCGGTTGAGGACGATCTGGAAGGTTAAACCTCTAAAACATAAATACGATGAAACTGAATCTGAAAGTAGAAAAGAAGTTCAAGGACAAGGAAACGCAGGCGCTTCATCAGGTGGGTGAGGTGTTCTCTCTCAGCGACGAGTCTGCCGAGCGCATCAACGACCTGCTGAAACGCGGTCTTTGCTCCGTGGCGTCCGTCGAAATCCCGGCGCCCGAGACCGACAAGCCGGAGAATTCGGGCAATGCCTCCAAAAACGAAGGCGAAGCTCCGAAACTCGTGATGTTCCGTGAGAAGGAGTATCCGCTGGCCGCGGTGCGTGTCGCGCTGGAGTCGATCGGCGCTCCCATTGCGAGCAACGGCGGTGTGCCGAGTGCTACCAAGAAGATCGAATCGCTGACCGATGAGCAGGCGGATGCTCTGGCAGCTGCTCTGTCGAATGTCGAGTAGTCATGAAACCGGCAGAGTTCAAACGCAAATACTATCCGGCCATCGAGCGGGTCTGCGCCGAGACAGGGCTGAATCCCCTGTTCGTGGCGGCGCAGGCCGCGCTCGAAAGCGGATGGGGCGATTCGGCAATTGGCAACAACCTCTTCGGGCTTACGGCCGGCGACAAATGGACGGGGAAACGGCAGACGGTTCGCACGTTCGAATACTTCGACGATGCGTATCAGAGCGGCCGATTCGACAAGGTCTATTCGATTACCCGATCCTCGGACGGGCGATACCGGTACGAAGTCGATCGGGAGTTTCGGGACTACGATACGCTGGAGGATGGTATCCGGGACCACGCAAAGGTCCTTTCGGCCAAGCGCTATGCCTCGGCGATGGCGTATCGAAACGATGTGACCCGATTCGCCTACGAGATCGCCAAGGCCGGCTACTGCACGGCAGACCCGACAACCTACGCCGACTTGATCTCTGATATCGCTCGGATGATTGAGCGCGTGTAAAGCGACAGAACAATGGAAAGATGGCCTGTAATCAAAGACATCCTGCTCGTCTTCCTCCCGGTGATCAGCTCCGTCGTTACGTGGTTCGTTTCCCGCCGCAAGAGGAATAACGACTTCCTTTCGGAGATGCAGGCTTCCATCAACCTGTTGTCGACCGAGAACAAGGAGATCCTTGGCGAGAATGTCCACCTGCGACGTGAGAACGCCGAGTTGAAGGCCAATCAGCAAGAGATGATCGAGAAACTCAACAAACTGACACGAGAGGTGGAAAACCTCCGGAGGAATTTTAGCAAGAAAGAGAATGGAAAAGTTAAGAAAGATACCTCTTCTGCTCCTGCTCGTGATGCTTCTGGCATCCTGCGCGACCAGCAGAACGACGTCGACCTTGCAAGAGGCGACCTTGCAGGAGGCGCACCAATCCGAAAGAGCCGAGGAGGTCGCAGCCGCAACTCTCGACGAGCAGCGGCACAATGTACAGCAGACGCAGACGGACGTCTTGACGACGAAGCAGTTGTTTGCGGAGCCGATTCCGAGCGAGCAGACCTCGCTGGAGATACCGACACAGAACCTCCTTAACCTTCCTGAAGGGGCGAAATACGGGACGCACTCCGGCCGAGCATCGGTTGAGGCGGAACGGCGCGGGGATAACATCGTCGTTACAGGTAAATGTGATAGTATAGCTCGCCGATGCGTCTACTTCGAGAGCCAGGTTTTTCGACAACGGGAGGTGATTGACTCGCTGGCCCAGCTTCTCATCGCCGAACGTGCAAAATACAGGCAGCTCGATTCCCTGAGCAGCGCACGGTCGGGAACCATGCAGGTGGTCCAGACAACCCGGAAGTCTCCGGCGACATGGCACTGGTGGCTCCTGTTCGGGTTCCTCGCGGGTGGAACCGCAGCGTCGCTGCTAACCAAAACGAACCCGCTGAAAACGATTGTTCAACTCATTAAACAGATCTAATTATGGCAGAAGTCAATCAGCAGCCCGACGGCTACCTGTATGGTCTTAAAGCCCTCCTTTTCGACAGTAGGCCCCTTGGCTTGATCGATGAAGAGGGCTTGGACTGGGGCGGAGACGAACCGGAAACGGTGAAAGTATGGTCCGCCCAGAAGAGAGCGGCTCCCGTGAAGGAGATTCCGAGTAGCCCTGGCACGAATGAAATCGCGTTCGATCTCATTCACCTCCAACCCGACAATCTCGTACAGGTAGCGGGCGGCACGGTATCCAAGAATGGAAAGAAGTGGAATGCTCCCTCCCGAGTCATCACGTTGGAAGGCCCCGTGCAGATTCAGTCGGCCGATGGCGCAGTAACGGATGTTGTCAAGGCTTCCTTGATTGCCTACCCGCGAGGTAAGTTCAATTATCAGGAGGTCATGAAGATGCATTGCGTGCTGACGTTCCTGACGCCCGACGATGAGGAAACGGCACCCTATAGCGTCGACCTGGCTCCGGACGAGGAGGAAACTGAACCTGTAGGATGATACCGCGTCGGTTCGATGTAGAGGCAGCGGACGCCCTGCTGGACACGGGTGTTTCGCTGCCTTTTTTCAAAATCTTCGGCCGTGAAGTGCGGCTGACGATGAAGAGGCCCTATTTGGGCGGACTGATCCGCTACTCCAAGCTATACGGGGAGCTCGGATACACCTTTGATGAGATCGATGCCTTTTCCAACGATCAGGCGCTTCGGTTTGTCGCGGAACACGGTTGGCGGCTGTCTCGAATGATTGCTTTGATGATATGCCGAGGCTTATGGTCCGGGCCGCTGTTTGTCCGGCCGCTGTCATGGTTGGTTCGAATCTGCCTGCCTCCCGAGTATCTGGTGAACGCGAACGTAATATTCGGAAGGCTGCTCCAGACGCGCCCTTTTACGAATATTATCAGATCGATCGAGGTGATCAATCCGATGAGATCGAGACTGAGCCTACCCCAAAGCGGGGAAAGAAAGAGGAGTTAAAGACTCAATACGAAGGGTCCCATAGCCTCTTTGGTATAGTCTGGCAGATAGCTGCCGCAACAGGATGGAGTGTGAGATACATCCTCTGGAGCGTGAATTATCAGGCGCTGCGTATCATGCTGGCAGATGCGCCTCGCTACGTGAAGAAGAAAAAGAAATCGGCAAAAACCGATCTGGTAGGTTTGTTCCAATCAAAAGCTAAAAAATGAGTGAACCCGTTGAAATAGAGTTTCTGCTCAAGAATAGGACGAAGTCGGGCATGGCGGAGGTTGAGTCCGGACTTGACTCTGTGCAGCAGGATGCATCGAAGACGCAAGCTGTCATTGCGACATTGCGCGAGGAGATGCAGCGTCTGCAGCAGCAGGTAGCAGCTATGCCGACGCTCGATCAGAGCAACAACATCGCCATGATCGAGGCCCTGCAGGCGAAGATCGGGGAACTCGAATCGGACCTTTCCCGAATATCGAAGACCGCCAAGTCGGCTTCCGCGTCGACCAAAAATACGACGCTTGTTCCCAAGGATGCGGCCAAGGCCCAAAGCACCTTTAACGGGCTGAACATGTCGATTCAGCAGATCGCGCGTGAGATGCCGTCGTTGGCCATGGGTCCGCAGATGTTCTTCTTGGCCATATCCAACAACCTGCCCATTTTCGCGGATCAAGTCAAATATGCGAGAATGGAGTATGAGGCGTTGACGCGAGCCGGGCAGAAGGCTACGCCTGTATGGAAGCAGATCCTCAAATCGCTCTTCTCGTGGCAGACGGCGCTCGCCACCGGTATCATGTTGCTTGTGATGTACGGAAAGGAGATCGGCAACTGGATCTCCGGGCTGTTTGGTGCAACCGATGCGGTTGAACAGAATAGGGAGGCGCTTGAACGACGTTTGGAGGTGGAAAAGCAGGCTAACGCCGAAGCACTGAAGACGCAGTTCAACATCCGCGCAACCATGGCGGCTATCGAGCGGTTCAATGGAACGAAGGACGAGGAGAGACGTAAAGTCGAGGAGCTGAATACGAAGTATGGCGAGACGTTCGGGTATTACGACACGCTTTCCGAGTGGTATGACACGCTCAAATCCAAGGCGGAGGAGTATGTCCGGGTAATGTTCATGCAGGCGAAAGCCCAGAGTCTCATCTCGGCGGCGGTAAAGGCCGACGAGAAGGTCAAGGAAATCGAAGCTATTGGCCCGGAGGAATATCGGCCGTTCTTTGGAAAGGGCGGTAAGCTCTCCATGTTCTTCGGAGGTTCTCGCTTCAATCAATACGGAAGCGATGCCGCTGAAATCGAGTACCGGAAGGCGCTCGACGAACAGAAGAAAATCCGAGACGAAGCGTTGACCGACGCTGAATTCTATCAGAACAGCATTCAGCGGATTCAGGAAGAGAGTGGGATCAACCATGTCGTTGAGGGGTCAGTCAAAGACCTTGAGAACACCATAGCGCTCAAACGAAAAGCCCTGAAGGATCTTACCAACAAGGCCGACTATGATGCTGCGTTGGCGGAAATCAAGGTCTACGAGGATAAGTTGAAAGCTATTACGGGCGGGAAGAAGAAGACGGGAAAGGCTGGAGATTCGGACAAATCGAAAGCGCAGTCTCTCGAAAAACTGTCGGACATGGAACTCGCCGCTCGCCAGCGGGTTGAGGAACAGGTCGTCGAGTTGATGAAGGAGGGCTACGACAAGCAGCGGGCCGAGGCAGAACTGAACTTCCAGAAAGAGAAGCAGCGCATCGACAAAGAGGAGCAGGAGCGACTCGCGCTTTACGATAAGTTGAAGGCATCGGGAGCCAAGGTGTCTTCGGCCGACCGGACAACGATCACGGCACAGGCTGCAGCACAGCGAGTGCAGGCTGCGCAGTTGCTGGACAACAGGCTGGCGGAGATCGACAGGAAGGAAGAGGAGGAGAACCGCAAAAAGCTCGAGAAGCTCCTCGGACAGTATCAGGACTACGCGGCGCAGCGGGAGGCTATCGAGCGTAAGTACAATGAAGACATTTCAGCGCTGCGATCCCAACTTGGAGGAGGCTCTGACGAACAGATCAATCGAGCCATACAAGTTGCGGAGGTGTCGAAGCAAAAAGATCTGTCAAGGGTGGATGCGGCCGAGGCGTCGGAGGCGTTCAAGGACAACGATTTCCTGAAGCGACTTTTCGGCGATTACTCATCTATGTCGTTTAAGGCGTTGCAGGATCTTATCGCACAGGCCCGGCAGCTGCGGGAGTATCTGTCTGGGAATGGGAGCGCCGAAGGCATCACCTTTATCTCTCCGGAAGATCTTGCAAATATCGAAAAGAGTCCAGCCGACCTCGACAAATTGCGCAAGGCTCTCGACAAACTTTTGAAGGCTGGATCGGGAAGTAGCAGCAACAAGTGGGAAGGGATATTCAAAACCTTCGAGAAGGGACTTGCCAAACTGAAGGGGGCCAAAGATTTCAACGACATATCCGACGCGATCGGATCTATCTCCGGCGCAGCATCGAGTGCGGCCGGGGAATTGTCGGACATGTTCGAGGCAATGGGCGACACGCAGACGGCCGATGCGATCGGAGGCGTGCAGCAGGTCCTCGGAGCTGTCTCAAACATCGGACAAGGGTTCGCCAAGGGAGGAATCATCGGCGGTATCGGTGCTGCCATCGGGGAAGCTGCGAATTTTATCGGGCAGGCATTTGCCGCGGAAGCTCGCCATCAGGAGGCCCTCAAGGAGATCGAGCGGGCAAAACTCGATTTTCAGCGTCAGTACAATCTGGCGCTTCTTGAACAAAATCTGTTGTTTGAGAAGGCGACAAGCGTATTTGGAGAACGGCAGGTTGAGAAGGCGATCAACGCGATCGATGTATTCCGGCAGGCTTATGCGCAGCTTAAGCAGGAAATGGCTGGATCAGCAGCAAAGGGCGCTGAGTATGCTGCAATGGCCGGCTCTAACATCGACAGGTTCTTCTATCAGGGCCGTCTTTCTGATGCAGCAGAAGCCTATCGGCAGGGGTTGGGTGGCCTGTGGGACGCCCAAATTGTCACAGGCCACAAGAAAACGGGATTGTTCGGATGGGGCAAAGGCAAAGATTTGTACAGCAGTATCCTTGAAGTTTACCCTGAACTGATCGATGCGAATGGGGAGCTGGACACGACGATGCTGCAGACGATTCTCGACACGCGCAAGATGTCGGATGAGACTCGGGCCTATCTGGAGAACCTGATCGAGCTGAAGGATGCGATGGACGAAGCAGAGGAGGCGCTGGAAGATTATCTGCAGCAGACCTTCGGATCGTTAGGCGACGGCATTCTCGATTCTATCACTACTGCCCTGGCTGAAGGTGGAAGTGCGCTGGAGAACTTCGCTGACGAGGCTGCCTCCGTTTTGGAGAATCTGGGTGAACAGATCGCCTATTCTCTGTTCTTTGCTGACAAGTTCGACGAACTCGAATCGCAACTGAAGGATGTGTATGGCGGAGAAGGCAGTCCGGAAGATATTGCGAACGAAGCCATGGAGGTGATTGGGAATTTCTACGATGGCATCGGTTCAGACATGAGTGCGGCGCAGGCGTGGCTTGAGGCGTGGCGAGAAAAGGCGGAAGAGATGGGGTTCGATCTTTGGCAGGGCGGGACATCGCAAAGTGGGAAGGCTGGCGCCTTCACTACCATGACGCAGGATCAGGGCACGAAGCTCGAGGGTCTGTTCACCTCTGGCCAGATACACTGGGCGTCGATCGACGAGAAGATGGACAACGCTGTTTCCGGGTTGGGCGGCTGTTTGGATGTGCTGGGCCGGATCGCAACGAACACAAGTGCATTGCCTCTGATGCTGGCACTGCTGCAGTCTTTTCAACGGGATGGATTAAAAATGAAATAGCCATGATTCTCGAGGGTTTGCTTACGATCAACGGAATAGATCCCTATGTCGAATACGGGGCCTTTCTTTCCGAGGAAAAACAGGATGGGACGGAGAACTACTCGGCCCTAATGAAGCCGTCTGCAGTCAAGGAGCAGAAGGAGGTTTCCTTCCGTGAGCATGACGGCGTGAAGCTCCCGGATCGGATAGTTCAAAGCCGGGAGGCCCGCGATGTCACGCTCCGGTTCACGATCGGAGCCGCCGATAGAGCGCAGTTCCTCACCCGTTATGCTGGCTTCGTTGAGTTCCTGCAGCGGGGAGAGGACGGTTGGCTGGATTTCTACCTTCCGGAACTGGAGAGGCACTTCCGCTTCTTCTATAAGGATTGCCCGGGGTACGACCAGCTGACCGACTTTGAGGGTGAGGTATACGCCTCGTTTACGGTCAAATTCAGAGAGCCGAATCCGGCTTTTTAATGTCGTTCAAACGCCATTCAAACGCATAAACATGGAGATAGGAAAAGACAAAATCAAACATTTCGCCGTCAACTTTGCGGTCGTCCTTGCGCTCGGAGAACCCGGGGTTTGGCTCGCCGCAGGACTTTCGATCGGGAAAGAGTACGGCGATAAGAATGCCACCGGCAACCATTGGTGCTGGTGGGATCTGCTGGCGGATGCCCTTGGCATCGCGGCCGGATATGGCGTGCGTTATTCGATTGGGCTGATATGGAACTGACGATCCATAGCAAGAATCAAGCGCTGAAGCTGACGGTGTCGCCGTCGGACAACTCGACGCGCCAGAAGACGCTGATGTCGGATCATGTCCTGAATCTGACGTTCACGGCTTTCGAGTGTGTGCGGATCGAGGTGCTCGACTACGTGGACTTTGCCGGCGTTCGGTTCTGGGCCATGGAGGAGTACGTTCCCAAAGAGGTGTCGACGGTCGAGTGGGAATACAACTGCAAGTTCTACGGCATCGAGAACCTGATCGGGCAGGCTCTGGTCCTCGAGCTGACCGACGGAAAGAACGACCCGGTCTTTTCGCTGACAGCCCCGGCCCGCGAGCACATGGCGCTTATCGTCGCCAACATCAACCGCAAGCTGGGCGTGACCGACTGGAAGGTCGGCGATGTGATCTCGACCGAGAACATCACCATCGACTACCAAGGCACCTACTGCGATGAAGCCCTGTCGAAGCTCGCCGATGAAACGGAGAGCGAATTCTGGTTCGATGGCCAGACGGTGAACCTGTGCCGTTGTGAATATGGCGAGGAGATCACGCTCGGCTACGACAATGGCCTGACCAGCCTTGACCGGCAGGCTGCCGACAACATCCAGTTCTTCACCCGGCTGTTCCCGATCGGCAGTTCCCGGAACATCGACCCGGACGAATACGGTTATTCCCGGCTCCAGCTCCCGAGCAAGATGGCCTATGTCGAACAGAATATCGAACAGGGAATTGTCGAGTATTACGAAGAAGAGGCTTTCTCCGGAATTTATCCTCGCCGGGTCGGTACGATCGGCAGCGTGCGGAGCGAGGAGAAAACCGGCGAAGATGGAGATCCGTTTACGATCTACTACTTCAAGGATTCGGAGATCCCGTTCGATCCGAATGACTACGAGCTGCCCGGACTGGTCAAGCAGGTGACGTTCCAGAGCGGGGAGTTGAATGGCCGCGATTTCGAGGTGAACTACGATTCCCGTAAACAGGAGTTCGAGATCATCACGCAATGGCCCTATGATGACGATACGCAGCTTCCCGGAGGCGTGCTCATCCCGAAGGAGGGTGACTCGTATATTCTGTGGAACATCAAGATGCCGGCCGAGTATTATCCGCTGGCCGAGAAGGAGTATGCCGAGGCTGTTGATGTATATATGCAGAAGCATAACAAAGATCGCTTCGTGTATAAAGGCGGAACGGACTATGTCGATCTTGAGAAGCGTGCTTTGAATATCGACATCGGCCAGCGGGTCCGGCTCGAAAGTGCAAAGTATTTTCCGGCTACCGGCTACCGGTCGAGCCGTATCACGTCGATCACGCAGAACATCCTGCGGCCGACAGAGATGGATCTCGAGATAAGCGATGTGCTGGGCAAGGGCTATCGGAATAAGGTCGACGATGAGCTGTCGGAGATCAGGCACTATGCGCAGACCGCCTCCTCGGCGCTGCCTGATATCGTCCGGAGCTGGGAGAGTACGCCGGCCAGCGACTTCAACCTCTTCTCGTCGAAGCGCTCGATGAAGGAGTTTCTCAACAAGCGATCGAACGACACGGCGCAGGGCTTGATCACCTTTGAGCAGGGACTTCGAATCGGCGGATTCAAGTCCGGCTCAACCGGAGGAAACATCGATGCGCAGGGCAATGCGGAGCTGTTGTCGGTCGTTGTCCGCAACCTATTGCGTAGCGTGTCGTTCGAGGATGGGATGACGGGATCCGGGTGGCAGCTATGGCTGAACGAACTCGGAATCTCGAATCTGACGATCGACCGACTGACGGTTCGCCAGACGATGAGTGTACTGGAGATGCTTGTCGAGAAGGTCCGAGCTGTCGGCGGGCAGATGATCGTTTCGGCAGCCAGCGGAAAGATTGCGAGCGTCGATATGGATCAGACCGGGGAGAACTACCGGTTGACCTTTGAGATGGGCTGCCCGTTCGTCGCCGGCGACCTGATCAGGTGTTCCGTGACGAACGGAATCACCCCGAAGGCGTACTGGGTTGAAGTGGCGTCGGTCGATGGCGGTATTGCTACGGTGGCCGTGTCGGAGTTCGAGGGAGCGCTGCCGGCGGTGGGCGACGAAGTTGTCCTGATGGGCAGTGTCGACAACCCCTTGCGTCAGGGCGTGATCTCGATCTCGGCAACGGAGGATGGCCAACCTCGAATCGATGTGCTGAATGGGGTGTCGGGTAAAACCCTCGCAGGATGTCTGCACGCCCGGTTGGGAAATCTCGACGGGATCTCCGACAGCTGGTTCCCGGCCGACGGGCAACCCTATGGCTATGGCCTTTATGCAGACAACGCCTTCTTGCGGGGACATTTCCTGCTGACAACCGGCGAGGATGTGGCCACGAAGTTCGAGGTCATGGAGAATACGATCCGGACGAGTATCGAGTCGGTGCGAAATGATTTCACGACCGGCGAGAGCTTCCTAAACAACCCGAACTTCGGCGACGGGATGCGCTATTGGGATACGAACAACGACATCCGGTTCTTCACGCTGGGCGGGAAGTATTTGTGGCTGAATTCGGCTCCCTACTCGACCAAGGGGACATACGCGGCCGTTGAGGAACATGACGGCCGGACGGTGATGTGCATCAACAACAACTACATCCTGCAGCGCGGCGCAGACTTCAAAACTCGGCCCTCATACGAGGCCGGGCTGGACGGCTTACTGAAGGCCAAGCCGGTGTTCCTGACATTCTTCTACCGCTGCCTCGAATCTGGCACGCTCGATATTGTGTTCGATGGGGTCGATCAGACGGGATTCCAGTATTTCGAGGAGTTCCACATTTCGCAAGAGGTTGAGGCTGGTGATGGGTACCGGACGTTTGAGGGCAGCGGTCTTTGGAACGGTACCGGCGATTTCAAGCTGACGTTTACCGGGAAGATGTACCTCTACATGCTGATGCTTTCGCTCGACCATATCGAAGACTTCGTCTACTCTCACAAGACGCTGTTCGAACAGACGGACCTGCTGGTGAAGATCGCCACCGAGTCGTTTGACAAAGACGGCAATCTGATCAACACCACCGGGCTGATTAGCCAACAGGATGTGACGGGGCTGTTTGCCATCGACGGCGACGGGACCCTGAAATCGTTTGTCGGCGCCTCAACGGATGGGGTGTTCATTAAAGCAGGGAGCATCAAGCTCGAGGGCCTTGTCACGGCAAACGAGAACTTCAAGGTGCTCGAGGATGGATCCGTCGAGGCGAAGAACGGCGTTTTTCGAGGCAAAATCGAAGCGACGAGCGGGACGATCGGAGGATTCGAGATCGGCCAGAACCGCATAGGCGCTACCGCTTCGCAGAGCGGTGGTGGCGGTAGCTTGGCAATCTACAATGACTTCTTCCGGGTCGGCGGCGATAACGGCTACGTCATGTTCGGCGATGATGTGATCCCCGCGTCTTCCGGCGGAGCATTCAGCGCAGCGGGGCGAATCGTCAACAACAAAAAGAACAACCTCGGAATTTACGGATTTGACAATGCGAACTATGGCCTGTTCATCGACGTGTCGGGGGCGACGAAAAACTACGGCATTCAGAGCAATGCACCTCTGATGGCCCCGGCGTTCATCAACACGGAGGCGGAACTGCTCACGTTTGGGTCTGGAAGCTACTCTGTAGACTTCTCACAACACAACGTCATCCTGCTTTACTACAACGACCCCAACTACGGGAAAGTGGAGGTCACGTTACCGACAGAGACGTCTGTGGCAAGCAGTTTCGGTGTTGTGTCGCTTCCGGACAATTTTGCGGCCATCGTAACCTTCCGTGTTCGGCCGGGGTCGAAAAACATTGTTCTGAAGGGAATCTACGATCATAATGAAAATATGATAAACTACGAACTGGCGTCCGGAGATTCGATTCAGGTTCTGATCTCGAAGATCGACGGCTTCAGGTACCAAATATTGAACCATAGCAATTAACAACAGATGAAAACGATCAACCTTAAAGAATTCGATGTCTTTACAGACATCACGAAGAAGCAGCGGGTGCGATGCGATGTACGGAAGTCGGTTGCCAATATGCTGTACAACCAGATGCATGGTATCGAGGCGCTCAACCTGGCACTGATGATCTATAAAAGCGAAGGGAAGCTGGTCGTAAGTGACGATGATCTGCGGACGCTGCAGCTGGCGTTTGAGCAGTTCGGAACCCCGGCACTGATCGAGGCGCTTGCGGCTCAAATCAAGGAACTCAATACTCCCACCGATAAAACTGAATAACTATGGCAATGACTAACGAAGAGAAACAGCAGATCAAACAGGAGGTCCTCGCCGAGATCGAGTCTTCCTCCATTGGCGTAACAGAGCTGGAAGAGGTATCCTCTCTTTCCGGAGTCAACTCACTGCCGGCCATGTCGGGCGCAAAGGTCGTGCGTGTGCCAATCTCTCTGTTGTCGAAGCCGGCCGAAGATGCTGCGGCCCGTGTTAACGAATTGATCGAGCGGGCGGATTCGAAGTTCAATGAACTCAATTCGCTGACGGATTCTACAAAGAATGCGGCAGAGTCGGCCACGAAAGCCACTGCAGATGCAGAGGCCGTGACGGAAAAGGCGACAGAAGCGTTGAGTAGCCTGAATGGTGTCGCCGGAGAACTGCGCGGGACCGTTGTCAACGTGAATCGCGTGCTGAACACGACTTCCTCATACGAGGACGTGGTCGCTGCGGCAAACGCCTTGGTAGCGGCTGGGATTACGGCGGCCCAGCAGGATGGCGTCGTGCTGATTTTCCGAACGGCGAAGGGCTGGACGTGTAAGCAGTTTACCGGAGATCCGACCTCCCAATTCACGACGGCCGGCAATTGGCGCGGCTTTGGAGGCGGTTCCGGAAGTGGCAGCGGGTTTTACAACGTCACGCTTGAGCAGCCTCTGGCCGAGGGGTTCTACACGCTTGAGACGGCGGTTGCAGCCTTGGCAAGCGCGGAGGTTGAAGACGACGATAAGCGAGGCATGATCATCACGTTCGAAGCTGCGGCCGGAGATTGGCGCGAATATCGCTTCACGGCGACGAGTATTGATTCATTCCTCACTCCTGCAGGATGGGAGGAGTACGGCGCCAAGGGTGCGGTCAAACAAGTGACCTTCAATGGCGAGAAGCTGACTCCGGATCCGGCCGGCAATATCTCGCTGAACGTCGATGTGCCGGAGACCGATGAGACGCTCGATCCGGAGAGTACGAACCCGATTCAGAACGCGGCGGTAGCGGCAGCGATCGACCGGATCGAGGCGAATACCGTGTTCTCGATGGGCGCCGAGGTGAGTGATGACGAGAGCACGGTTCGACTGACCCTGAACAACAAGAGCGGGGTCGAAATTGCCTCGGTTGACATCCCGGCCGGAAGCGGAGGCGGAGGTGGTGATGCGTCCGCCACGAAGATCGTCCTTAATGCGTCCGTAGACAAGGCGATTGTCAAGGAGGGCGATTCTGCCCGGCTCACGTATACGTATGACCACCAGTATAGCGCCGGCGATGAAAAGGGCGAATCCACGGGCCAGAAGGCGACGATCACGCTAACGCTGCTCCGCGGCTCTGCGACGTTGTACACGCAGAGCATTCAGAACGTCGGCAAAGGAAGCTATACCTTTGACCTCGGGCCATACCTGGCTGTAGGCACCACGGATATCTACGTGAAGGCCACGACTACCGATCCGGCTTCTGGCCGGCAGCAGACCAAGCAGGGCTATGTGAGCGTTCGGGTGGTGACGCTGTCTCTGTCGAGCAGCTATAATCTCGCGTCGTCGATTGCCTCCGGCGGATATGCGGCCAGCGATACGGTGACCATCCCGTTCGCGGTCAGCGGCTCGGGAACGAAGATCGTCACGATGTATCTGGATGGCGTCCAGAAGGACAGCCGGGAGGTGAGCAAATCCGGTACCACCAACGGCAGCTTCTCTATTTCGATGATCGGGCTTGCTGCCGGGCGCCACACGGTACAGATGGTTGCGGAAATGGAGGCAGACGAATCGCTGACGCTGAAGTCGGAGAGCGTCTACATCGACTTCCTGAAGGCGGGTTCATCGGCTCCCTTCATCGGAACGATGATGCGCTTTGCCGATGGTCGGATCTTCTCCTCGGCCGAATATCGCACCCCGCGCATCTCCGTTGGGCAGTACGAGCAGCTGTCGTTCGAGTTCGTGGTATACGATCCGAACACGACTCCCGCAACGATGTCCGTTTTCCGGGACGACACGAAGACGCAGACGGTGAGTGTCCCCAGAACAGTCCAGCAGTACGTGAATCGATTCACGGCGCAGGAACAGGTCGAAATGATGTTCCTGTGCGGTTCTACGTCGTACCTGTTCAACGTCGACGTCACCGCCTCGGATATCGATATCTCGGAGGCAACGGACGCTCTTGCGCTGAAGCTGTCGGCCGCCGGTCGAAGCAACACCGAATCGAATCCGGCTGAATGGAGCTACGGTGACGTTCGAACGACGTTTGAAGGGTTTGACTGGAACAGTTCGGGCTGGACGGGAGAGACGCTGAAGATGATGAATGGGGCCTCGATCGAGATCGGGTTCCGGCCGTTCGCGGCAGATGCTGCGACCACTGGCGCCACCTACGAATTCGAGCTGAACTGCTCGAACGTCACCGAGCGTGAAGGCGAGATCCTCTCCTGCTTGGCCAACGGCATCGGGTTCCGCATGACGACGCAGGATGCCTCGATGACTGCGTCTGCCGGCACGTCGGTGAGCACGAAGTTCGCGGCCGACATGGATCTGCATATCGGCTTTGTCGTGCAGCAGAAGAGCGGCACCCGCCTGATGGAGCTTTACGTGAACGGCATCCGCTGCGGAGCCAAGCAGTACGCCACTTCGGAGAGCTTCCTGCAGGAGACGCCGGCGACGATCTCGGTTCGGTCCGCTGCGGCCGATGTCGAGCTGCGCTCGATTCGCGTGTATGAGAAGGCTCTGACGGATGACGAGATGCTGTCGAACTTCATCGTCGACCGCACGACCACCGATGAGATGGTCTCGCTGTTCGAGAACAACGAGGTGATGGATGACGAAGGCCTGTCCGTCGATATCGAGAAGCTGCGTGCGAAAGGGAAAAGCGTCATCCGGATCGTCGGCGACGTGGATCTGGTCAATCAGACAAACAACAAGAAGTTCGAGGTGCCTGTCGACGTCTACTTCTACTCGGCCTACGGCCCCGAATATGACTTCATCGCTCAAGGAGTCGGCCTGCGCATACAGGGTACGTCCTCAACAACGTACCCCCGCAAGAACTATCGGCTCTATTTCGACCGGGCGGATAAGTATGGAACCACGCTGACCGTGAATGGATCTCCCGTCCCAGACTTGAGCTACTCGTTCAAGCCAGGTGCGAGACCGGTCAAGATATTCTGCCTGAAGGCGGACTTCTCCGACTCTTCGTCGACGCACAACACGGGAGCAGTGCGGCTGGTGAATGACGTCTGGAAGAAGTGCGGATTCCTGACGCCCCCGCAGGCTGCATATCAAGGAGAGTACGACGTGCGCATCGCGATCGATGGATTCCCGTGCGACGGATTCTACGATGAGGATGGGAGCGGCACGAACGGATATCTCGGCAAGTTCAACTTCAACAACGAGAAGTCCGAAAGCCATCAGGTATACGGATTTGAGGGCATCGAGGGCTTCAACGATGAAGAGGCGCTGGCCGGCGGCCGCAACAAATGCATCTGTCTTGAGTTCCTGAACAACAGCAAACCGCTCTGCTTGTTCGCGACAGACGACATGTCCGAATTCGACGATGCACTGGAATTCCGCTACAAGGCCGACACGGTATGGGCGGATGCGCATGAGGAAGACCGTGCGGCCGTGCAGCGGTTGTGGAGTTGGGTCTATGCTTGCAAGGATGACCCGGAGCGTTTTGCAGCAGAGGTGTCGCAGTATTTCGACGTCAATTCGCTGTGCGCATGGTACCTGTTCACCGATTACTTCATGGCTGTGGACCAGCGGGCCAAGAACATGATGCTTGCCACCTGGGATGGGCTGAAGTGGTATTTCCTGCCTTACGACGCCGACACAATCCTCGGCGGACGTAACGATGCTATGCTGGCCTACGACTATACGATCACCGAGGAGACCTACGACGACAGCATCGGGTCCTATGCCTTCGCCGGGCACGACAGCGTGCTGTGGAAGCTCGTGCGGGAGGCTTTGTCCGACAAGCTGATGGAGACGGCAGCCACGATCCGCTCGAACATGAGCACGGAGTCGGTGCTGGAGGTGTTCAACGTCGAGCAGATGGGAAACTGGTCGGAGCGCATCTACAACAAGGACGGCTACTTCAAGTATATCCAGCCCCTGATCGAAGGTGTTCAGACGACCGAGGGAACGAAGTTCTATGACTATCTCTACGCTCTGCAGGGTAGTCGCTATGCTCACCGTGTTTTCACGATCAAAAACCGATTCGCGCTGCTCGATGCGATGTACGTCGCCGGAACCTACCGCTCGGACAGCTTCACGGCTTACTTCGGTTATGCTTTCAGCGGTGACAACCGGAAGATCAAAATCACGTCCAGCGAGCGGTACTATTTCGGCTACGGCTATACGAGCGGCACGCCGCACCAGAGCGCTGTGCTTGCACCTGAGGCCGGGAGCCAGATATTCCTGACGCTCGATACGGACCTCATCGTCAACGACCCGCAGTACATTTACGGAGCGAGCCGCATTCGGGAGCTTGACCTCACGGACGTGAGCCATGCGCTGCTGCAGACCCTCAACCTGAACAACTGCACCGCACTGCGAGTGCTCGATGTGAGCTGCTCGGCCGGGCAGAGTACGCTGAACGCGCTGTTGGTCGCCGGCTGCAAGAACCTCCGCAGCCTCAACATGAGCGGGCTGCAGTCGCCCGGCTTCACGGCGCTCGATCTGAGTGCCAACAGCAAGCTCGAGACGTTCAGAGCTTCGAAGAGCGCTCTGACTGGTGTGACCTTCGCCCAGGGCTCACCTCTCGCTTCTGTTGTCCTGCCGGACACGATTCAGACGCTCGAGCTGCGCTATCTGGCCAAGCTGAGCAACGCCGGGCTCACGCTGGAGGGGACGTCGAACATTACGCGACTGGTTGTTGACGGTTGCGCATTGATCGACTGGAAGCAGCTGTACGACCGATGCGCCAATGTGAAGTATCTGCGCGTCACAGGCGTGAATATGGAAGGAGACGGGGCTCTTCTGCGGAACCTGCTGTCGATAGGCGGCGTCGACGAGGCCGGAGGTAACACCCCGACGTGTCGGCTCGTGGGAACCTACCGGCTGACGAACTATCTCGAGGACGCTCTCTATGAGGAGTTGCGCGAACATTTCCCGGAGCTGAATATCGTCCAGCCCGAGTGGACGTGTATCGAGTTTGATGATTCCGTGCTCGACGGGCACAATATATCGAATCTCGACAATCACACGGGCTATGCCTACGACAATGACTACGTGCCCAGCGCTCACATCTCGAAGATTCTCGCCCAGCGCCATCGGGTTTTGGGCAAGAAGACGGCGGAGGGAGAGGTGACGATCTGCCAGCTCCACGATGAGAACTCGAACTACTATGCGGATGCGGAGGATCCGGCGCTGGCAACCCCGGCGGTCCTTACCGGAGCTGAGGGAAACGTCTGGATGTTTGAGCCGCATTACTGGTATAAAGGCGTGAACGACCTGTTGAATCAAAAGAAATATTCGTTCTTCAGTTCGAACGCGGAGTGCCCTGTTGTCGATGGTCAGTACGTCAAGCTCGAGAAGGATGACCTCGAGGTCGTTGAAGGTATGGCGATTCGGATCGGCGAAGAATATGAGACGCTGGAAGAGGCGGCTACGGTCGTGCCGGCAGATTCGTATTGCATTGTCGACATTCCGGCTGGCGGATATCGTCAGGCTCGATTCCCGTCGCTATCGTCAGCTGCTTACGGCGGTGTTTGGCTGGACTCTGCCGGGCGAATTCTCGGCAGAATGCGAGCAACCTCAAGCGCCGGCATCTTGAACGGTATGTACCTCTTTGCTTCCATCCCGGAAGGAACTGTTCGGCTGGCCTTCACGATTGTCAATACAGCGGATTTTGACTATGTCCTGTTTACGACAAGCGACAAGGTTGAGGCGATTGAGCCTGACTGGTGTGAGCATACGGAATGTCTGACAGCGGTATATGAGGCATTACTTCAGGATGACCTCGTGAAGTCTATTTCCGGCGAGATCAGCACCGGATCCGTCTCGCAAGGCGATCTTATGATTTATGCGTCAAACTCCGGCCCTGGGTTTCAGTTGATCGACTGGGATATGCATAAGGACGTCGCCAACCTGTTCTACGCGAAATACGGAACCCGAGATTCGCAGGGGCAATGTGGATACGGTCAGAGCTCTTATACGAAGCGGAGTGGACTGACTAATCTGTTGGGGATGCGGGATACGATTAACCCGGAGAACAAGACCTCTGGAGCCTATTATTACGAGGGCGATACGCTGAAGGACATTCTGTCGACCAACGTCATGGGTTACGAATGCTGGCAGGGAAACAAGTGTGAGTGGCTCGGTTACGTGACGCTCAACAAGGAGAAAGCGAATGGCCGCTGGAGCATCGAAACGCCCGGGCGCCCCCCGCGCGAAGTGCAAGGTATTGCTGTGTTTACTGAGTATTGGCCGGCGAATATGGTGCACGGGCGTTACATGGATATTATCGCCGCTCGAGGCGGCGGATCTGAAACGTCCGGATATTACGACTGGCAAAATGTATCAGGATCCACAGCCCGTGCGGTCTATCGGTCGTACAGCAATGCGTACGCGTATGGCGGCGTGTCGTGCGCGAGCACGTTCAGCGATTCGTCGTACACGAGCGCGAGCATCGGGTCTCGGCTCGCCTTCAGAGGGCAAATCGTCAAAGCGACGAGCGTCAGCGAGTATAAAGCGTCACCCAGCGTCGAATGACGCTGGGTATGAAAAGTGGCGTAAGCCACTCGAAAATTTTTTGAAAATGCCAAAAACGGTTTTGTGATGAAGATTTTACTATTTTTGTGTCCACAAAGAAGGTGGATTCCCCCGTAAGCCCGTGTGGTCTATCGGTCGAACAACAATGCGAACGCGAATGGCGGCGTGTCGTACGCGAACACGAACAACGATTCGTCGAACACGAACGCGAACATCGGGTCTCGGCTCGCAAACAATGAAAGGACGCAAGGATTCGGAAGTTGGCCTACTGCACAGGAACGGGTTTCCCACGCAGCGCCAAGGGGGATGAGCCTCGCCAGCAGCGGCCAAGGCCGGAAAGGCGAAACACACAGCGTCGGGTAGAGTTTGGTAGGGTCCTTCGGATCTCGAAGAAGTCAGGCCCAAGGAATTGAAGGCATCATGCTATGCGAAGAGATGGACACGTTATCGAGGAGATCGTCTCGGTGGAGAATATGGAGGCATCGTTCAAGGCGGTGCTTCGAGGCAAACATCGAAAGACGAGTCGTGTCGGCCGGCTCTTGATCGCAAACAAAGATGCCGTGATTGCCGAATTGCAACGGCGGATCTCGGACGGATCCTACCGGGTAAGCGGCTATCGGGAAATGCACATTGTGGAAGCCGGCAAGTCCAGAACGATTCAGGTGGTCCCCCTGAAGGATAGGATCGCCGTCAATGCGATTATGAGGGTGGTTGATGAACACCTGCACGGGCGCTTCATCAGGACAACCTCTGCGTCGATTCGCAATCGTGGAATGCATGATCTGCTCGGATATATCCGCCGGGATATAGCCGAAGACCCGGACGGAACTCGTTTCTGTTATGCGTTCGATGTGCGAAAGTTCTACGAAAGCGTGGATCAGCAGGTGGCCGTGGATGCCGTTCATCGCGTGTTCAAAGATCGTTTGCTGCTTGGCATGCTCGAAGGGTTCATCCATCTGATGCCTCACGGCTTGAGCATGGGGCTTCGTTCGTCGCAGGGGCTGGCAAACTTGGTGCTGTCGATCCATCTCGATCACGTTTTGAAAGATCGATATGGTGTTCGCCACTTCTACCGATATTGTGATGACGGCCGCATATTGGCCGGGACGAAAAAGGAGTTGTGGCGTGTGCGAGATGCCGTCCACCAGTGCATTGAATCGATCGGATTGGAGGTGAAGCCGAACGATCGGATCTTCCCGATTGAAGAGGGTATTGACTTCCTCGGCTATGTGATCTATCCTGATCACGTCGGGCTTCGCAAGCGAAACAAGCAGACGTTCGCTCGAAAGATGCACGAGATCGAGAGCAGAACCCGGAAGCGTGAACTGATCGCATCTTTTTATGGAATGACGAAACACGCAGATTGTCGAAGGCTTTTCAAACAACTAACAGGTATAGATATGAAAAACTTTAAGGATTTGGGTGTCAGCTACACGCCTGCAGATGGAAAGAAACGCTTTAAAGGTGCGGTGATTTCCATTCGAGAACTGGTGAATACCCCCATTGTTGTCCATGACTTCGAAACAGGCATCAAGACGGAACAGGGCGACGACCGATGTATTGTCCAAGTCGAGCTGAACGGCGAGATGCGTAAGTTCTTTACTAATTCTGAAGAGATGAAGAACATCCTTCAGCAGATACGCGAGATGCCGGACGGGTTTCCTTTTGAGACGACAATCAAATCGGAACGCTTCGGCGTGAACAAAACGAAGTATATATTCACCTGATAACATGAGAGTCCAAGGAAGTTCAGAAGTCGCACCTATCGAGTGCGTCCATCCGCGGAAGAACCGGTGGCGAATCCGATGGGATGTCCGAAAGGAAGAGGACGGCTCGACCACATACGAGGAGGCTGAGTTTGACCATCGGCCATCGGATGAAGAGATCCGCTCAACCATCATCGCGGCGTACAACCGTCAGGTTGACGAGGCGATTCTTTCCGGATTTCAGTGGGATGGAGCCCAGGTGTGGTTGACGGGTGAGAACCAGTTCAACTACAAAGCAGCGTTCGATCTGGCCGTCCAAACGAATGGGGCGAACCTTCCGGTCGTGTTCAAGTTCGGTACCGATGAAAAGCCGGAGTACCGAGAGTTCTCGACCGTGGAAGACCTCAAGGCCTTTTATACAGCCGCCCTGTCTCACGTCCAGAAGGAGCTGACCAAAGGCTGGGAAGCCAAGGATGCGATCGATATCGAGCGATACCACATTTAAGGAAGCCCTCTCGGGGGAAGGGCAAAAAGAAATCCCCCGGCCTGTTAGTAAGTCCTCTTACCTACGTACTAACACAAAGGCGCCTAACCGCACGACCGGGGGAATACCCACAATCGCGGTTGGGCGTTTTTTTGTGTTGTAGAGTACGTAAGTAAGAGGATGTGCAAAGATACGGATTTTAATTGAAAAGCAAAATGAGAACACCGATTTCATATTACGGCGGCAAGCAGACTATGCTCAAGCACATCATGCCGCTGATACCTGCCCACAAGATCTACACGGAGGCATTCTGCGGAGGCGCCGCAGTGCTGTTCGCTAAGCGGCCGGCCGAAGCAGAGGTAATCAATGACATCAACATGGAGCTGACGAACTTCTACTGGATGGCGAAGGTTTGTTATCCTGAGTTGAAGGAACAAATCGAGAAGACGCTGCACAGCCGTGACGTTCATGCTCACGCGGCGCACATTAACACCTATCCGCAGTTCTTCACTCCAGTCGAGCGCGCCTGGGCCGTCTGGGCGCTATGTAAGATGTCGTTCGCCTCGATGATGGATGGGACGTTCGGGTACGACTTTGGAGGGATGATGCCCAAGAAATTGCGCAATGCGAAGGATGAATTCACAGAGCAGCTCTGTACTCGACTCGAGCGGGTGACGATCGAGAACCGAAACGCACTCGATGTTATCGCCTGCTACGATGCCCCGGAGGCCTTTCATTTCGTCGATCCTCCCTATGTGAACTCGGACTGCGGCCATTACGAGGATACGTTCAACGAGCAGAATATGGAACAACTCCTTCGTCTGCTCGAGACGGTGAAGGGGAAGTTTATGCTGACGATGTTTCCCTTCGACATGATCGACCGATTCGCCCAACGCAATGGGTGGATTATCCACCGCATTGAGCGAACTATTAGCGCCTCGAAGTCGAGTCGCCGCCGGCAGGAGGAATGGATGGTTTGCAACTATGAGGAGCGGGCGCAGGGTTCGCTGTTTTTGTGATGAAAAAACACCGTTCGAACGGCGTTTGATTGCCGTTTGAACGGTGTTTGATTGCATGCGTGCGAAATTTTTATCGCATTTCGTTTTGATCAAGTTTTACGCCTCATTGGTCGCGTTTCGTTTTTGATTCTGTCACATTTCGTTTTGCCGATTATACGCCCGCCCGGAAAAACGCCGCCGTCGCCCCCCCCCTCCCGGCTGCGGATTCCGGTAGGGAAATCGTCCTGCAGGGGACGGTGATCTCTTCGGCCGACAACAAGCCCATCGTCGGTGTTTCGGTCTATGTCGAGGGGACGACCGTCGGCGCCACCTCGGACATCAACGGCAACTACACCCTCAAGGTGCCGGCGGGAACGAAACACGTCACCTTCGCTTTTCTGGGCTACGACACCAAGAAGATCGCCGTCGCCGATGTCGAACTGTTCAAGCTCGTGACGCTGATCGAGGCGTCGAACGTCATGGACGACGTGGTGGTCGTGGCCTTCGGCACGCAGAAGAAGGAGAGTTTGGTGGGAGCCGTGCAGGTCGTGCGTCCCAGTACGCTCAAGGTGACGTCGAGCAACCTCTCGACCTCGTTCGCGGGCAAGATCGCCGGCGTCATCTCGACCCAGTCGTCGGGCGAACCCGGCGCCGACGGTGCGAATTTCTGGATTCGCGGCATCTCGACCTTCGGGGCCAACAAATCGCCGCTGCTGATTCTCGACGGCGTGGAGATCGTCTCGGAGATGCTCAACAACATTCCGCCCGAGGCGATCGAGTCGTTTTCGATCCTGCGCGACGCCACGGCCACGGCGCTCTACGGTTCGCGCGGCGCCAACGGCGTAATGATCATTACCACCAAAAACGGCCGCCAGTCGGAGAAGATGGCGATCAACGTTCGTCTCGAGTCGGGCATTTCGATGCCGACGCGCGTGCAGGACATCGCCGACGGCGTGACTTACATGGAGAACTACAACGAGGCG